GGCAATTGCGGAGGGGTTAGCTCTTTTCACTCCAGTGGTGCAACGTGATCGGACGCAGATAGCCCCTAAAGAACTGGATGTGCTGCTGCCTGAAAAGGCGCTGGCTATTGAATACTGCGGGGAATATTGGCATTCCTCGGGCGACCTAGACCATGAAGCTTTGCATTCGATGGATCACTACAACAAGTACAAGGCTTGCCAAGACAAGGGAATCCGCCTGATTACGGTGTTTGAGACGGAGTGGAAACAGCGAAACTATGCGTTACGCAGGCTCTTGAGAAACGCTGTCGGGGCATCTCGGGGGCGCGTCATGGCGCGTAAGTGCACGCTGAGACCAGTGGAGCATCGCGAAGCAGCGGATTTTTACGATCGCTACCACCCGCAAGGCGGGGCAGGCAGAGGGGCGCATTATGGCCTGTACTGGAATGATAAATTGGTGGCGTGCATGCGCTTCACCGAGGGCGCCAATGACCGGGGAGCTAATCGGCGTAGGGTTTGGACGCTGACTCGGTATGCCACACGGATAAACGTGGCCGGAGGAGCTTCTCGCTTATTCAAAGCCTTTTTGCAGGATAAACGCCCACGTGAAGTGAAATCCTTCTCCGACAATCGCTATTTTGAAGGCGGCATGTATGAAAAACTGGGGTTTACTTGTGTAGAGGAGACCAAGCCTGACTATCAGGTATGGCACCCTAAATTAGGGCTCTTGAATAAGCCTGCTTGGCAGCGTCGAAGCATCCCCCTACGAGCACGTGAAATCGGCGTGGAAGTTGACTTTGACCCAGACACAGATCCACGCACCGAAAGGGACCTGACATTCCTCTTAGGAGGCCGCCGTATTTATGACTGTGGCAAGAAAAAGTGGGTATGGAAGGCTGCTTGACGCCTCCCTCCCAGAAGCGTATAAATCCCTGTAGGTTCTGGGACATCCAGCCACGTCAACCGACCCAGCGGACTTTTGCAGAGATGACGTGGTTAGTGCTGCAAACACGGAGAAAATCTCATGGCGAGCACGACTTTCAGCGGCCCAGTTACTTCTACGGCTGGCTTCGTAGGCGCTGTAACTGGCGACGTAACTGGCAATGTTGCCGGTGTTCTTACCCCGACTTCCACTGTAACTGGTTCTCTTCCGGCAGCTGCTTCTAGCACCGGCAAGATCTATGTTATTTCTGACAATGGCGTAGGCGACGACGAGTTTGCACTGGTTGTTAGTGACGGTTCTAGCTGGTTGAAAATCACCACTACCGCATTGACCTAATCGGCCATTGGCCTTTATTTGTAGCCCTTCGGGGTCTTTGAAAGAGGATTAAAAATGGCAGCAGATACAGTAACCACGCAGGTTCTGGTCGATGGTCCGAAAACCTCGGTCCTGAAGTTCACCAACGTCAGCGGCGGTGACGGCGAATCCGCCGTGGTCAAGGTAGACGTATCTACCCTGTTCGGCGCTCCGTCCAAGGTCAAAATCACGCAGTGCTGGTACTCCACAGACGGCATGTCGGTGGACATCCTGTTTGACGCAACCGCGAATGTTCTGGCGTTTACCGCTCCGGCAGGCATGACGGATCATATGGATTTCCGCTGCTTTGGCGGCATCCAGAATAATGCAGGTACGGGTGTAACTGGCGACATTGCATTCACAACTCGTGGGCATACCGCTGGCGACACTTATTCAATCATTCTCGAAGTTAGCAAGAGCTAAGGAGTAGATCATGATGGGACGTGGCATGGGCAAGGCTAACCGTGGCGGTGGTGCTTGCATGGGCGTTAAAAAGATGAAGAAAGGCGGCTGTGTAAGTAAGTACCGCAAGGGCGGCATGGCCAAAAAGGGCTGCAAGAAGTAAGACATGGCTACTTCAGGAACAACAGCATTCGACCTGTCGATCGACGACCTTATTGAAGAGGCCTTCGAGCGGTGTGGTATGCGCATGACTGCAGGGTACCAAATGGCCTCTGCGCGTCGTTCGTTGAATCTGTTGTTCTTGGATTGGGCCAATCGCGGCTTGAATCTCTGGACCATTGAGCAGGATACAATCTCTCTGGTCGCCGGTACGGCCACCTACAATCTGGATTCGGACACCGTCAATGTCCTGTCTGCTGTAATCCGCACCGGTACAGGCGCCTCTCAGCAGGATGTTCGTATTGACCGCATCGGTCGTGCTGAGTATCTGGCGCTGCCGAACAAAAACACGCAGGGTCGTCCAAGCCAATTTTACGTAGAGCGCGCGAATACGCCTACGGTATCAGTTTACCCGGCTGCGGACACCAGCTATACGCTGGTGTTTTATAAGATCCGCCGTATTCAGGACGCAGGCGCATACACCAATACCTCGGATGTGAACTTCCGGTTCTTGCCTTGTTTGGTGTCTGGTCTGGCCTATCACCTGTCTATGAAGTATGCCCCAGATCGTACGCCTGCGCTCAAGCAGATTTACGAAGAGGATTTCCAGCGCGCGGCGGTGGAAGACCGGGATACGGCAGGCTCTCACTTGGTCCCTGCAATAGGGTACTGACATGGCCGCATTAGAGAACGCCCGTGTCTTGAATTCAGGAATTGGAGCAATCCAGCCTGCTGTTATGCCTGTTTCACGCTCTGGCACAATGACCTATGAGCAAGCGTTGATCCGAAACAATCAGCGCGATGTTAAAACCCCGGCTGAACAAGCGGTAATTGACGCGCTCATTGCGGGAGGCCCCAGTGGCCCTCCTGTCCCTTGGACAGGCAACCAGACCCTTGCTACGGCACTCGGAAGTGCTTACCGGCCTGTAAAAACGGGGTATCTTTCAGGCTCTCCCGAAGCACTATTAAACGCCGTAAACCCAAACTGGATTGAACTCCAGAATGACATGCGTCCTATGGACGGTCCGGGAGGCATTTACTACGACCCAATGAACAATGCGTTCATTAACCAAGGCAATCCGGGGCGTTCTCCTTCGCCCGGTGGTGGCGGCACGTACTCACTAGGCAGTGACGAATACAATCAGTATATGTCCCAGTACGGGAGTAAACTTCCTGCAAGCGCTCTTGAATATGCCAACAGTTACAATCAGTTCAACACCGGCCTGAACAACTTGCAGAACCAGTTCGGGGACCTGAATACCGCTTTTACAAACGCGCAGAATCAGATCACCGGGTTTGGCACCAATCTTAGCGACATTCAAAATCAAGTCGGCAACTTCAATACAGGCTTGTCTGACCTGCAGAACCAGTTCGGGGCGTTCAACACGAACTTCTCTAACATGCAGAACCAGTTTGGAGACTTCCAGAACCAATTTGGGAGCATGCAGAACCAGTTCACTGACCAGTTAAATCAGGGCATTGGTTCCATTACTCAGCAAATGGAAGGCATGCAGGGGAATCTGCAGAATACGCTGCAGGGATTTGATACCCGCTTATCTACCGTGGAAGATCAGGTTCAACAGCAGCCTACGACAACGGCGCCGATGGCTCCGCAGGCGCCAACGAACCCTTACTTTAACAATACCGGATCCTATGGATATGGACTTGGGTACGGGGGATCGCCCTATGGCTCGTACTCTCCGCTCCCCGCACTGTATAACCCGTCACCGTATGGCGGGTATTCCGCCATGATGGGCTACCAAATGTCCCCCTTGTGGGGTGCGGCACTGGGGCTATTCTGATGGCTTTCGCGGCTGGTAAGTACGCTTACGGCCTCTGCGACATCTGTGGGCAGCGGTACCGCCTGACCGATTTGAAGAAGAATTGGAAGGGGTTCATGGTCTGTTCTCGGGACTATGAACCTAAAGAACCACAGCTTTACCCGCTGCACTACACTGCGGATGCAATCGCTCTACAGGATCCGCGGCCCGATCGGCATGAGCCGATGTTGGTTGCGCTGGGCAGTGGTGTAGACGCCCCCTTTTCCAGTGTTGGAATGCAACCTGCTCCGATTCCTCGCCCGTTGGCGGCTAAGGGATATGTGGGCACTGTTACGGTGACAACCACATGAACTACTCTGATCTCGTCACGGCGATCCGCAACTACACTGAGGTAGACAGCAATGTCTTCTCAAACGCCATTATTGATACGTTCATCACGATGGCGGAAAGCCGAATCTTGCGCGACATTGATCTGGACGTGTTTAAGGTTACGGCTACGGCGACCACGTCCCCGAGTGGTCAATACATCGCTTCCCCTACGGATCTTCTGGCGCACCGTTACTTAATGATTGAGGTTAGCGGGGACAAGAAGATGTTGGACTTCAGAGATCCGTCGTTCATGCGGGAATATTGGCCCGATCCCACTGTCACCGGGGAGCCGAAGTATTACGCTGTATGGGACAGCGGTAATATTCAGCTGGCGCCTACGCCGAATGCGGCGTACACCGTTGAACTCGGCTATATCGCGCGTCCTACACAGCTTTCCTCGTCGAATACGACGACGTGGGTCAGCACAAATGCACCAGAAGCGTTGTTGTATGCCTGTTTGATTCAAGCATACAGCTACACCAAGGGACCGTTAGAGATGCTGCAGTACTACGAAAATGCGTACAAGCAGGCTATTCAGGGCTTGGGCATCGAACAACAGGGGCGCCGCCGTCGCGATGAAAACCGAGATGGTATGGTGCGTATTCCAGTAAAATCGGAGTCACCGGGCCCTGTTTTTGGCCCAGCAGGCCGTTAATCGCATTTAACAAGGAGACATAAATGGCAATCTCACAGGCACTTTGCAGCAGCTTTAAGTCAGAGTTGCTGGGCGGTACCCATGATTTGGATACTGATGTAATTAAAATCGCACTGTTCACCAGTTCAGCGACGTTGGGTGCTTCGACAACTGCGTACAGCACTTCAAATGAGGTTTCCGGCACCGGCTATACGGCAGGCGGCAACACGCTGGCGAGTGCTGCGATCAGCTTGGATGGCACGACTGCGATTGTAGATTTTGCGGACACCACATGGTCTTCTGCGACGATCACCGCGAATGGTGCGTTGATCTACAACTCGTCTAAGGCGGACCGTGCGATTGCAGTACTGGCGTTTGGTGGGGATAAGACCTCTACCAATGGCGACTTCACGATTCAGTTCCCGACTGCGGATGCCTCTAACGCGATCATCCGTATTGCGTAATGGCGTCGTCTACTGAATACGTCGGTTGGGGTCGAGCCGGGTGGGGCCAAGCGTCCTACGGGCTTGACTGGACCGTTGTATCAGTAGATGGGAGCGCCGGAACCGGCGCGGTTGGTGATGAAACGGTTGT